TCCGAGGAGAGTTCTGTATCACCTGGGACGACAAAGATGGAGTCCGCAGACGTTATCGACTTGGCACCTCGGACGCTCAGGAGGCGTCCCGCCGCGCCCCGGCTCGATACGCGGAACTCACGCGTCCAGTAGGAACGATCGTTAAGGCCCTATGGGATAGCTACGTTCTCGATAAGACGGGGTTGGCTGTCATCGGCACAATGAAGCACACATGGAAGGCTCTTGAGCCAAGGTTTGGGAGACTGGAAGGATCTGCCGTCTCGATAGCGGATTGTCGAGCCCATACAGAAGAGAGGCGCAGCGCCGGCATTAAGGATGGGACCATCCATACAGAGCTAGGCCATCTGCGCATGGTGCTGAAATGGTCGGAGAATAACGGTCTTATCACCAAGGCGCCTCATATCGAACGCCCTACGAAGCCAGACCCGAAGGAATATCACCTTACGAGGAAAGAGGCTGCCAGGCTGCGTTCATGCGCGAACGTACCTCATATTTCACTGGCTATCCGGCTTCTGATCGCCACAGGCGCACGCAGCACCGCGGCTCTTGAACTGACATGGGATCGGGTCGATTTCGAAAGAGGGATTATCAACCTGCGGAATCCGTTCGATCGCGTCAGGAGGAAGGGACGCGCCGCCGTGCCGATGAATGATCAGCTACGGGAGGATTTGCTGGACGCGAAGAAGGGTGCCATGTCGCCATTCGTCATCGAATGGGCCGGCAATCGCGTGAAGTCGATTAAGAAGGGCCTGAAAGCGGCCGGGAAGGCCGCAGGGCTGCCGGAAGTATCGCCTCACGTGCTCAGGCACTCAGCGGCGGTATGGATGGCCGAGGACGGCCACAGCATGTCAGAGATTGCCCAGTTTCTCGGGCACAGCAATACGAAAATCACCGAAAAGGTCTATGCGCGGTTCAGCCCGAATTACCTGCGAAATCTCGCGTCGTCACTGACGTTCTGATTACGTAGTGCTCCATGGCACGGCCGAACCTGTGAATAAGAACGAAACATGATTCCGATGCCTGAAACAGCGAATTGTGTAGTTCTCCTTTCCCGGATATACAGTGGGTTCACCTGGGAGAAGAATGTTGACATCGTAGGGGTCACAAGTTCGATCCTTGTCACGCCCACCATTCGAATTCCTTAAGTATCAAGGCCTTCTGAGAAATCGGGAGGCCTTTTTACATATCTCCCTTCAGGTTCATCAAACCTGATGACCTTATCTCCGGATCTGGTTGCCGTCTCTCTGCCCTGCCTCAATCCGCTGCAATATCTCGCGCATGACGCGGGTATCGACAGACAGGCTTGTGAGCGTGTTCTCTACGGCTCGCATGGAGGTGGCAGATTCGGCCGCCTGCTTCTCAACCCCGGCGATGCGTAGTTCGTGATTGTCCAGCAGGCGCATTGACGCCTCAAGGGTGGTGACGCGCTTGTCTATCTGGTCGATGGTCCGGGCTTGAGCGCCTTGGTTGGAACTCAATCGCTCCCATGTGGCGCCCCATGCGACGAGCCCGCCGGCAAAGCCAAGCAGGATCACTAGAGTATTCAGATTCCACTCCCATTTCCAGGCTGGCGCTCTGACGGTTGTCATTTCATCACCTTGTAGCTGCCCCATTCTGCCCCTGTCCTGCCCTTGCGTGTTTCATTGGTAACAATCAGGAAACCACTCGGCTGTTAGAATATGTCAGCCGGCTGCGGCCCCTGTCGCAGTTGGTAGGCCGTGTGTTCCCTGTTACGAGCAGGGAGCCGCGGCCGCATTACTTTTGGCAACCCGCCAGAGCCTGGCAGGTGCGATTATGACTTGCGACCTGCCGCGCGAACGGCTGATCATTGGCAATGATGAATTGTCGGGTGCCCGGCGATGGCGTCAGGGTTGAGAACCCTGCCCCGTCAACGGCACTCCCCGTTTTTGAACAGGCCGCCAAGCTCGCGGCACAGATCAGCGTCAGTAAGAGCGTTGATTTGTGCATTGGTGCGGCTCCTTTCCTTGATGATTTCCATGGAACGGGTGAGCGCCGCCGTGCGCTCCTCGTCCCTGCCCGCTTCCGTAGCCCGAGGAAGCAGCCAGAGCGCGTTGATCGCAGTCATGATGAGGAAGACGGCGAGTGCGCCGACAAGGGCTCCCGCGAAGAGAGTAGCGCGGGAAAGCATCAGCGTGCCCACCCGAGACGGCGCGCGAAGAAATACCAGCACTCAGCAATAACGCCGGCTGCGATGCCTGCCGCAACCTGTGCGACTTGCTGCACGTCAGGATCGTTCGCGAGATCGACGCCAATCTCTGGGGCCATCCAGCCCTTGGCGATGAGGAAGCCTGAGAGGAACCGGAGAGAGATGCGGATAAGAGGCCCGATCATTTGGATCTCCATTTTGCGATGATGTTGAGGATGAGTTCGAGAAGCCTTGCGAAGCCGTTTTTGCTGGTCACCGGCTGCGGATCGATCTTGGTGGGCTGTTCTGGCTTGGGAGTGGGGAGAGTTGCCTTGACGTTGACGCCAGGGTATCGGCCATTGAGGAGCAAATCAGCCTCCTCCTGCCGGCGACGAACGAGGCCTGGAAGCGTCTTGCCCTTGGCAGTCGTGGCGGTGACGCGGAGGTGATCAGCGGCAGCCTTCAGGTCTCCCCGCTTGACTGCAGCGGCCCATTTCCATTTCAGGGCCCCTACCCCGCAATTGAAGGTCATGGAGCACATGGCGTCGAACACGTGCTGATCAACAACCTTGCCATCGAGGAACTTGTTCACTGCGGCGCCGTATTCCGCATCGCAGAGATAAACGAGGCAGGATTCGGCTTCTGCCGCTGTCATAGTCGACGTTTTGTCGAACTTCTGGCCGGGACGGTTTGTCTCCCACCATTTGCGGAATGACGAGGAGCCCCAGGTGAAGCCGACGCCAATCGTCAAGATGTTTACCGGATCAAGATATGCCTTGGGCACGAAGCCTTCGTGAGCGCGCAGGAAAGCGGCCCCGAGTTTGGAGAGGCGCATGAATTCACCTTTGATGATGGCAAAAGAAAACCCCGCTCGATGGCGGGGCTGTGGGGTTAGATCTGAGAAATTATCTCTTCTAAGTCTTCCGCCGTCGGAAGTATTTTGCCTATCTCGTCTTCCCTTGAGATAGGGGCTGCGATCACGTTAGGCATCCCGATCGGGCCGACTAGCGTGAGCATATGCACAACCTTATAGTCCAGCTTGGCTAATATGGCCTCGATCTCAAGGGAATTGTTCTCGTAGACGATGACAGGGCTGTACTTCTTTATGGTCTCCTGAAGACCGGTCAGAGCAGCCGCCTCGTGCCTTTCCACGTCGATCTTGATGAACGATACGCGTCTTTCCACAGCTTCAGGCAGGGCGTCTATGGGCACTTGAACGACCGTCAGTTTCCGAACTTCGGTTTCTCCGATCCAGTCTTGAGGATCGACCAGAGAGCCAACCTGGTCTCTCCCTACAGGGAGAATGAAGGTCTCCACAGAAAGACGGTCACCAACAGCAAACGGCCATACCCTAACGTTCGCTGGCCCGACCAAGCCTGGGAAGAGATCAGGGTTTGGCTCGAAAGCGTGCACAAGTCCATTTGGACCTACGCGCTCGGAAAAATCTGCTGTGTGGTATCCGTGATTGGCGCCGCAATCAAAAACTACGTCTCCGCTCTTGATAACCCGAGACGCCACCAATCTGGTGAGGAGTTCATTCACTTGGTGAATGGCGCCTTCGTCGAGCGCCTTTATTTTCTCTAGGATACTCAGCTTCTTCCCCTTCCAGGCTTTCATACGATCCAAATGTGGAATACATACTGGATCGGAGAAGGAAGGGGCAAGTGGATGGACACCAGTTCAAGACAGATCATCGCGGAAACGAATGACCTCATACCGGTGCTGGAGGCTGCACATCTTTGCAGCGCTCCGATCACCTACAATGGCGCTCGTTGGGCGGTCACAAAAGCAGAAACAACCTATTCAGGCGAAAAGCCGACAGGCCGCGTCTATTACGGCGTCATTCTTTCGGATGTCCGCTAGAGGGCATTGCGGCGTTATCCGCGCCCAAAGAACTCAGTTTTTCCTTGAGTTCAGCATTTTCAGCAGCCAAGCCCTCAGCTTTGGCGGTCATCGTTTCCAACTCAATCATAAGCTGGCCTAAGTTCATTGCGATTCGGTTTCTAATCGTCTGTTCCATTGTAAACCTTTATGCGAGCGTGAGGCTGGCTGAACGGGTAGTACCGTCGCTGCCACGATATTTGAATGTAAGGCTGGTATTGCTCGTGGCCTGAATGACCAATTCTCCGTTAACGTTAGGAGTGGCCGAGGAAGTCAGTCGCTGGTGAGGCCCATCGGACGACTGACGTGCCACCTCAGACCCTGCCCGTGTGAAAATGACATCGTGCGCCGTGTCGGACCCTAAAACGACGTGAGAGCCGGCAGACGCCTGAAGCCGACCCGTCGCCGTGCCGTCTGTGGCCGTCAACAGGCCACCGCCTGATCCGCCAGTCACCTGTACGCCGGCCGCGTTAACCCGAACCCTTTCCGCTCCGTTCCGGGTAAGGAGAACGTCGATGGCGGTATCAGAACCAAATACCGCGCCGCTTCCAGTCGAGATCTGCATGCGGCCGATGTGCGTAGCGTCCCCGAGGCGAAGGAGCGAACCGCTCGCAGACAGGCCCGCACCGCTCCCGTTGAACTTCATCATGAAGCTGGAGAAGGTGGCGTTTGAGGCCGTGAAGTCGATGCCAGTAACAAATTTACCTTGAAAGTTGACGCCGCGATCAACCGTCAGCGAAGCATCGTTCGGATTGCTTACAAGGTTAAGCAGTGTGCCTACCTTGGTAGTGATCGCTTCCGTAGTGGTCCGCCACGCAAAAATTGACAGACCGATACGGTTACCGCTGAGAAGGTTGTTATTATCCGTTCCGCCGGCCGCGTAGACGATAACTTCCCCGCCCGAGGCCGCGAATTCAGGATCGCCGCGGATGACCTTGAATTCGTCGGTTCCGTTGGCCGGGGTGGTCAGCGTGACGGAACCAGCCAGCGCGGTTTTGACTTGGAGCGTTCCTGCGACCGTCATTGCACCGCTGCCGGGCGCAGCAAGAGTTGCGTTGCCCGCCGAGCTCGTCAGCACCTTCCAGCGGCCGTTGTAGACGTTCGGAGTGACGCCGACGATATCGACGTAGTAGTTGACCGGCGGTGTGAAGCCGCCGGAGAAGGCCACCGTCACAACGGAGCCCGTTCCGCTGATGGACGAGATCGTTCCTGTCTGGTCAGAGGCCGGCTTGGCGCTGACGTTATAGCCAACGCCAGAAGTTAGGACAGTCCCGTTCTTGACGACGACCTGAGACCCGGCAACGAAATTGTTCGGGACAACAAGGACGGTCGTTCCGTTGGCCGGGGTGTAGGTTTCGGGGTGTTCGATCGCTTCCGCTTCAAGACCGAAGGTGCGGCCGCCGTGGTAGCTATTCGCCTGGCCGAAGACGCCGACGCACTGACCAAGCCACGAATAGTTACCGGACACGAAGAGCCCAGCGCTTTCGTTGCAATAAGTGACCGTATCCTGGATCTGATTGTATCCCCTGACCGCGGCGCACGCTGGCGTAACGCTGTCTGAGGTGGCGCCCCCGGCATAGCTGTTAATTCTCTGGACGTACAACGCCCCAAGAGAGCCATTCGGCAGAAAGGTTGGCTGCGTCTGGGTAAAGATAGCTTGATTGTCTGAGACCCCATCCCAGGTAGCCCCAAGGGTGTTCCCCCAAGCTAGGAGATGGTCACTGGTGCCAGGTACGCCGAGGTCCAAGCTCTCTCTGGCTACAGCCGCACTTGCCAGGTCCGAGAGGTTGGCAGACTTCTGGGCGGCGCCGTTGGCCTTCGTAATGGCATCGTCGACATTGGGCGCGTCAAGGACATCATTGCCGCCCATATCCAGATCGGCTGTCATCCCACCCTTGCCAGAGCGGGACAGGCTGTCCTGCATCATGGTAGAGAGGTCGCCCATAAGCTCGTTGAAGTCGGACGAGCGAATGACGTTGCGAGGCGCGGCGGGCGAAGAATCGTTGGTCGGCAGCGTGACGTTGCCGTTTACATCTCTGGGCATATGGCGGACCCTTTAGATCTTGATGATATACATGAGAGCGATGTTGCGCGGCCGCGTTTCCGTGGCATCCGGCCAATCTGCCGGCCTGTTTTGGGTAGAGCCGCGGCCGGTGTAGTTGGTGCCAGCAGCGAAGCCGAAGGTGCTTTCACTGCCGGTCCAGAGCCAAACATCGGGAATGGTCTTGATGTCATCGGACTGAGCAGAAGCGAATGCGCGACCTGTATCGACGCCTCGGCCATGATCCCAGCCGCGGACGAACTCGCCTCGGAGGTTGGGGAGATTGAAGGTTGTTACGCCGTCGCCAACGCCCCACGTCGTACCGATCACGGCGAAAAGCGCGGCATAGGTCGTGCGTGAGACTGCCGTTCCGTCGCATTCAAGCCAGCCCGATGGGGCCGTGTTGGCGGCATGCATCGAGACAGCGCCTGGGGGAAAGCCTCGGGCTGCGATCTGCGCGTCTACGTATGTCTTGTTTGTGAGATGATCGCCCGTCGTCGGCGCGTCATTGACGGCGACAGGGACCGTTACAGTGGTTTCCGTGGTGGAAACGGTGAGAATATCTGTCCCGCCGCAAACCAGAGCTTGCTGGTCGCCTGCCGGTCTGCGAATGCCCGTATCCGGGTCTGCATTCCACGAGATACCGGGCTCACCGGCTGTGCCAGAGATGGCGGATAGAGGTCCGGTCATCCCGGCCTGGCCGTCTCGGGGCAGAGAATACGTGATCATCGTCGCTACATCGGTGAAATTAGCATTCACCTGATTTGCGTCGGCGGTCGTCAATGGTGTAAAAGTGTTGACGATGCTCGCCACACCGGAACCGTTGCGGGGCATTGGATACCTCAGATTTTGGAGATTTCTTGAAGACGATCGATCACGATCCGAACGAGCCGCAGAAGCAGATGCTTCCCGACTTTGATCGGACATGGGAGGAGCGAGTTCACGGCTCGAAGCGCACCCTATGGGATGCCCTGCCGTGGATAGTTACGGTTACTGCTCTGTATTTTGCCCGCGTGGGCTGGCCGTTTTAGTTGGCGATGGCGTTGGACGTGCCGCCAGTGATGAGCGCCCTGATTAGCTGCTGTTGGATGCGAGACAGGTTTTCGCCACGCTGAACAGCTTGCAGTAGCTGCGCATTGGCGCGCGTCGGGGCAGTTTCCATCAATGCCTGAGCGATAAGGTCGCGAGTCTGGGTATTCCTGCCAGAAAGGGCGTTTGCGCTTCTCGTGAGAGCCTGTAGAGCCGCCGACTTGATATTTCCGCTTGCCAGGGCGCCGATCATCGTCGGATCGAAGCCGCCAACATCAGCGATGTCAGAAAGATTGTCAGCCGTCCGAGAACCGCCAAGAGCAGCGTTTGCCGTCTCGAACATCGTCTGTTCGCGAGCGATACGCTCTCCGAGCTGCGGGCCCTGTCCAGGAGCCGCGAAGGCTGGGAACTCCTGTGCTGTCTTGGTCGTGAGAAGCTGGCGAGCCTTGTTTGTGGTAGGTGACGTGCTGGCAGCTTCAAGCCTTCCGATGATCGGATCCGCATAGCCGGTCCTGAATGCCGCCTGTTGCTCTGCATTCATCGCCTGAAACTCAGGAATGCTGTCACCGGCTCGAACGCGGCTAGACGAAGCCGCAGTGCCCTGATCGATTGCATTGATCGCTTGGCTCTGCTGCCGGAACGTGTCACGAGCGCCAGCATATAGGTCAGATGCCGAGGCGAGAGCGTCATCGAGGGCGTTTCGGATCGGGATCAGCTCGCGCTGGACGGTCGGACGAGCATTTTCAATCATGCTGTCCAGTTCGACCTTTGCACGAAAAGCTGTGTCGAAGTCGTTGACGATGTTCTGGCCGTCAGTAAGGAAGCTGCGGGCCCTGCGAACTGCCCCTTCCACTGTGTCATCTGCAATATTGGTGCGCGAAATGCTTCCTGCCGTGCCGAGGAAGTCATCTGCCGCTTGGATCGCTCCCGTTGGATCAACTGTTCCGGCTGCGCGACGTGCGGCGCCATAGTTGGCATTTGCTGCCGCTGTACGACCCGCTGTCATGGCATCGCGGGCCTGCGCCGCGGTCTGAGGCGCGTTGAAGCCTTCGGATACCGCATTGACGAGGCGATCGGCCTGCCCCGCCTGCCGAGCCTGGAGCGTTTCGGCAATCGTCTGCCTCATATCTCCCGGAGACCGAGCAACGCCCGTCAGCATGCGCTGGCCGGCATTCCCCATGGCATCAGCAACCATGTACTCTGGCTGGCCTGCTGCGGCCGCGCGAGCGAGTTCGTCGCTGATATCCTGAGCCGAGCGGCCGGATCGAGCCACAGCATCGGCAATAGCCGTCTGCGCCCTGCCCTGATTGCCAAGGCCCATGAGACCGCCGATGGAGTTGCTGACGGAACCGACCGCGGCGAGAAGAGGACGGGTGACAGCGCCGAGGCCACCACCGATCGCCGCACCTTTCAGAACGCCGTCATCGTAGCCATATCCAGACACAGCACCGAAGCCCGCGCCGCCCAGGATATCCGTGAGCGTTCGCCCGACGATGCCCTGATTTAGGCGATTGGCAACGTTCGGCAGTGCGCGGCTCGCGAGATTGCCAGCAGCACCCATCAACTTACCGCCACCAATCACGCCGCCGCCGATTGCAGAGGCAATAGACTAACGCGGGTTCTCTCGCTGGTAGCGTTCCCGAGCTGACTTCACCGAGCCAAGGATATCCTCGTATTCCTCTCCGAACGATTTATCAGTGAACGGAGCCCGGATAGCCGCATTCGCCGCAGAAGCGCCCTTACTAGCCAGACCGCCCGTCGCCGCGTCCGTCCAGTTCATGCCGGCGCCATAAGGGATATCGTAGCGCGTCGTCTGCGGGTTCTGCGTCATAGACGACAGTTCGGAGCGGAGATCCTTGGACTGCTGGGACTCCGCCCCTTCTGGCGTGTTGGCTGCCTGAGCGGCGTCTTGACGACGGCGACGGGCTCGCGCCAGAGCAAGGGCTTTCTGCTGTTCTGGCGTCATTGCCACAGCTTCCTTTCTTCTGGCGTCAGAGCTTTCCAGTCTTCAGGGTCAATGCCTTCCGGCACCTTCCCAACGTCCTGCGAAGGATCAGACTGCGCAAGCGGGTTTGGAAGCGCCCGCAGTGCTCGGCGTGCCTCTTGGCGCGACATGTCACCCGTCAAGACCTGATCGGCAATCTCGCCCTGTGCCTGCTTGTACTCAGCAAGGCCACGCATGACGCGAAGGATTTTCGCGTTGCCGCCCGGTTCATTCCAAAGACTCGGAAGCGATCGGGTGAACAGTTCAACATCGCGGTCGGACATCGAGCCGCTACCCGGAGCGCGCTGCGTCGGGACAAGCTTGTTGATGAGCGCCTGAACAGCCTGAAGGTCGCCCATGCCTTCGCCACCAATACCGTACTTGGCCGCAATGCCGGCTATACCAGAGAGGGTGCCGCCTTGACCTTGTAGGAGCGTGTCGAGTTCTTGGATGATCCCGATATCGGCGCGCGCGTTCAGCCCTTCCGTTGCCATCGTGTCGAAGGCTTCAGCTTGCTTCTCGGCTAGCTTCTTGTCGAATGCGCCTTCTGCCTTCTGGTCGATATTGACGGTTGTCCCGCCGCCGCCGATCTGCTGGACTTTGTCGTCCGCGCCGATCTGATACGCCTTGGACGTGTCAAGGCCCATCTGCTGCTCTTCTGCGTCCGTCAGTGTGCGGAATTTGTCAGGCTTGCCGCCATAGACCTGCTCAATATTACCGGTGCGCTTGTCTGCCCTGAAGATTGAACCGTCCTTACCGGTGATCATATCGTAGTCAGGAGGAGGATTGCGCATGGCGTTCAGCTTAAGGAGCTGCTCTTCCATCTGCATTTGGCGGATCGGATCGCTAGCTTCCTGCCTACGCTGCATCTCCTGCATGAGAAGCTGTTGGCCTGCTTCTGCCGTGTACGGATTGCCGAGAAGCGTTGCGATCAGAGCGCGGTTATCCTGTCCCTCAGGCTGAGGTTGCTGCTGTGCTGCACCAAGAGCGCGGGCCTGCGCGATCTGTTCAGGAGACGCCGCCGCGCCACCCATAAGGGCCGGAATAATGCCGCCCTGAGCGCTGGCAAGCTGCTGCGAACCTGCGAGCTCTGCCGGGATGCCCTGCGGCATAGGCTGAGAGTTCGGCGGGACGGGGAGAGCGCCGACATTGCGGGGCGCAGCCATTGCATTGACAGCCTGTGCTGCATTCTGTGGCGCGTTCGCTTCCACAGTAGCAGCTGATGCGCCGGCAGGACGCGCGTTCGGGTCTGGCTGAATGACAGGGGGGCGGTTTTCGACCCTGAGACCCTTGTCGTCATAGTAGGCCATTGGAGCGTCGATCGACGCGCCGCCGAGGCTTGCGACCTCAACCGGCTTACTCTGGGGCCCAAGAGCCGTCATGAACTTCTGGCCGTAGGTGCCAACGTCTGTGCCCAGAACGTCCTTGCGATCGGTCTTGCCAACACCTCCAGGACCGGCAAACCATGCCTGTGCAGCGCCTTCAGGGCCGAACTTGTTCACGTAGCTGCCGAACTTGTGATCAAAGATGGCGTCTTGGATCTGAGGATTCGACATGAACTCGTCAGCAGAAACCTCGCGGCCGAGCGCTTCCCTAGACCAAGGGCCGATATTGGCTTCCATGATCTGATAGCGACCGAGCGCGCGGCCCATCTTCGCATTCGTCGGGCCAACAGCGTTATAGTCGCCGCTTCCCTTGCTTTCGATCGAAGCGATGGCGTCACGATAGGAGGGGTTGCCGCCAGATGACGCGCTAGGAGCAGTATCCGCAGCCTGAGAGGCAAAGGACGGGGCTGAGGCAGACGGCGAGCCGCCATAGACAGCATCGATCAGGGCCTTGTTTGCCGAGGTACGGTTGGATGCGTCCTGCTTTTCCGCTTGTCCTGCCTGATACTGACCCATGAG